CCCAAAGAAATGCTTTAGCAATTGAAGTAGCTAAGATTATTGATAAGTATGGATTTGATTCTAGTGTAATACGTTTAAAAGAACTTTATACTAAGTTAAAAGCTGCTGACAATGTGAGTGAGGATGATAAAGAAATTGAAGAGATGGACAGTAAGACTTTGGCTGAACGTATGCGTGAGCGTATGTTAGGAGGCTCTACTGCAATTACTTCTAAAGCACAAACTATTAACGAAGAAACCAAACGAATTAGAAAAGCTTTAACTGAAGCTAGAAACGAAGGATTAAGTCAGGCTATTGACAGATTAAGTGACCAAATTAATGATTTAGCAAATCGTAATAAATTTATTACCAACGAAATTAAAGGCATACGTGGTCGTATGAGTAACGAATTGCTAAGAGTAGTAAGTGAGAGATTAACTCAGTCTGATGTATTTGATAAATTATTGAGACCTAATAGTTCTGATGTAATTAAAAAACTGGCTAATGAGTTTGGTATTCAGAACAAATGGACAAAAGCTTCTTACACTAATATTGTTAATCCTATTTATCAGTTGTATGTTCACCGTTTAAACTCATTCAAAAAGGCCTTAGGTCAAGATGCTAAGATGAACGTATTGTTTGCTATCTTACAGAAAGCAGGATTACGTGTAGTAGATAAAGACGCTGTAAGAGCGTATCCTCTAAGAGCAAACGGTAAGGAGGATGGTGTACTAGACTTTAGTAAATCTAATGGAGTAGATGGTGTGCGTATTGGAGATATCACTGGTCAGTTGATTACTGCACACGTAGATATTGAAAAAGAAGACCAAGTAGCTTGGATTAACTTAAACGTAAGAATCAATCCTATAACTAACTATATGGTTGGAGTAGGCTCTAGCTTCTCTGATATTGTTAAGTTTGTAAATTTAGGTTATACAAAGCCAGGAGAAACAAAAACATCAAACAGTAGTATTATTACTTTTGGTAGAGGTAATTCTCGTATGAGTGACTCTGAGTTTGTCCAAAGCATACTGAGCGACATTTACCAAAATGGATTAACTTGGGCTAATGAAAATAATAAGATTTTACCTGAAGTTAATTTACTAGGTAATGCTTTAGGTAGATTCGGAGATTTCCGCTTAAAATCTTTAAAAAGTAAAGTTGCTAAAATCGTAGAAGCTGATCCATCTATAGTATTAACAGACACAACTGGTTATGGTAACTTAATTAGATTTGTAAGTTTCCTAAGTGTAAGAGACCAGCAACAAAAATTGTTTACTCTTTCGTCCAACACAGACTTTGATACTTTCTCTCCACAGAACTTTGAAGCTTTCCGTAAAGGAGCAAATGAGTTGCGTTTATTGATGAAAGAAAACTTCTTTAATGAGGATGGAGTTAAGAAAGTAGTTAATGAGAGTGTTGTTTCTCCTTTTCAAATTCAATCTGAAATCTTTGATTCTTTTGAAAAGATATTCCCTGTATCTGCAAATAGTAAATTAGGAACTTTAATTACTACTGCATACTCTGTGATTAGAAAAAGCAATCCTGGTTTAGAGTATGATCAGTTCTCTCGTGTATTAAAGAATGATTTGCTTTACGCTTTATTTAGAAATAACGTACCCCAAGTTGCAGAGATGGAAACTTTGTTGGATAAAAGAAATCCAGGAAACATTGTAGCTATCTACGAAAACTTAAAAGCACGATTAGTTGAGCGTAATATCTCTTCAGATAACTTAATCTTTGATGGAGTATCTTTTGCTACAGAGGATGAATCTGCATTTATTCGTACAGGTTTCTCTAGTGTAGATGCAGAAGACTCTGTAAATATTTTACGTGAAGAATTTGAGTTAGGTTTAAATTGGTCACATCCTAATCTTAATCCTGACAACGAGGAAGACGCAGAGCTTCAAAGAGACATGCAGTCTTTCTTCTTAGCCTATGGATATGCTGGTATTATAGGATCTCAACTTAATAAAAAATACGATTCTTATCTACCTTATATACCTGAGACAATCTACACAACACGTATGCCTGATATCATCGAAGGCTTTACTCAAGAGATAGATGAAACAGTAGAACAGGTAAATGCCGCATTATACAATTTTGTATCCCAAGAAAAATCAAAAGACGTAGCTAAGGAGGCAGGGGAATACTTAGTTGCTGATGAAGAAGACTATACTGACATCGTAAAAGATATAGTACAAGATAAACTTTATCAGTTGCTAAGAAACACTGATACATTTGTAGCTAACTTCTTACAGAGATTTATCAGCAATCACCCAGAGTTCCAAGGTAAGTATGGTACTAACAGAGATTTACTTTACTTTAAAGATTACGATTTAAGTCGTGAGTCTATAACCCCTACTATTAAAGGTGAGGTAGTACCAGTAGAACAACCCATTGTATCACGTAAATACACTCCAAAAGAAATCACTAAGCTAGAGCCTAATCAAGTATTTGTATTTGGGGCTAATACTGCTGGTCATCATGGAGCAGGCGGAGCTGGTTACGCAATGTTTGGTAATGCAAAAGCCAACTATACTGTTTATGATAAAGGTGCTAAAGGTTTGTGGGCCGAGTATGGTGTTGTAAATCAACTTATGCAAGGTCAACAAGGTATGTCCTATGGAGTAGTTACTAAGTTTACACAAATTGAAACAAATGAAAGTGGTGAGAACATAGTTCGTATGGGCGCTAAACGTAGCGTAGATTTGTCTGTAGTAGAAGATTCCATAATAGGTATGCTTCAAACTGCTCAGCAAAACCCTGAGTTAGAATTTTTAGTGACTGAGATAGGTATTAAGTTAGCTGGATGGAGTCCTAGTCAAATAAAAACTATCTTCGCTAAAAACATTAACCTATTAGGCGATAATGTTATCTTACCTAAAATCTTTGAGGTAAGAGACGCTAAGCCTATAGTGTCTATGTCTACTGTAGCCAGTGCTGCTAACTTAGAAGTAATACCAGAAAACTACGAAGCTATTCGCACAGAGGCTATTAAAGCATCTTTCCAAGAACTATCTGAGCAAAACGAAGCCTTTAAGAATTTCTGTAAAGGCGGAAGTTAATTTTTAATTACCATTTATATTTGTAATAATGATCTGCCCTAATCTAAATGATCCAGAAGTAGCAAAGAACTTTCGTTTGCTTGAATCTATAGTACCTGAGTCTGCATACTATCTTTGGAATAAGTATGAAGGAGAAGTTCCTGCTAAGTATTATAACTTATCTAATGCAATTACTAAAAATACTATTATAGAACAAGAAGGCACAATGGAGTCGCGTGTGCCTACAAATGATATAATATCACGATATTTAAGACAAGAGATTAGTTCAGACCTGGTAGAATCATTACGTCGAGATAGAGCGTTTTTAGCAGCCCAAGATAAATTTCAAGCTAGAACTATTGTTTACAATAAGATACTAGAGTTAGAACAACAACGTATTGGTGGTAGAAAGTCTATCCGTATGCAAAATAATTATATTTTTCACGGAAACAATCCATCTTCAAGTAGGTCATTTAGCCGTAATCAGTTGTGGGCATACGCTCAAAAAACAGCTCAAGAAATAAATGAACGTTACGGTTTATTTGGTAGACAACAGATAGCTTGGGTTAGGCAAGAGTCTAATGGAACTACTTATGTAGAACTAGCTATTACTGCAGACTTTGCTGATAACATTATAAGATTAACTGATACAGTAAGTGATGCAGAGGTTCGCGCAGAACTTGAGTTAATTGACATGCAAGAAGCCTTAGAGAGAGAAAAAGCAGCAATTGCTGAGAAACTAATTCAAGGTAACGAACTGCTTATTGATGGGGAGGTTCTTCCTTTGAATGGAGAATTTGCTCAACGTGTAATGATTGAGCGAGCAGCTATTACCGAAGCTAATGTAGAAAAATACACAGCTACTTTAAATAAACTAGTTACTAGATTTCCAGGAGTTACTTGGAAGTGGGATGCTAGCATACCAGGAGCAGGTAAGATTGATATGAATACAGGAGTAGTATTACTTAATCCTTATTTTATCAATGACGAGACTCCTTGGCACGAGTTTGGACACATTTTAGTACGTGGTATTAGACAATCTAATCCTGAGTTATTTGAATCTTTAAAGAAAGAAGTAATTAAACTTCACGAAGATAATCCTACTATGTCGGCAAAGACTTTAGTAGAGAGTTTATATCCTGATTACACAGGAGATAAGTTTTGGGAAGAAGTTATTACTACTGAGTTAGGTAGACAAGCAGCCGACTTTACGCCTAAGACTGATATCTTCTCAAAAATTAAAAAGTTCTTTACTGACCTATTAGCTTCTTTAGGGATGTATGGAGCTGATCCTAAAAATTTAGGTGATTTAGTTAAGAGTTTACAAGACCCTAATGCAACGTTTGAGTTTTATCCTAAAACACAAGCATTGTCAGATTATATGGAGAGTAGGCTACTAACTCCTGAGCAACAAGATGCTTTAACTATTTATGTTAAGAAAGACCCCAATGATCCTAACGAGTTCCAAACTGCTGCAGACCAAATTAAGCTAATTACTGAAGCCATCACTGATAGTGATATGGGACGTATGATTGAGCGTAATAAGTATTTTGCAGCTGAAGAGTTACGTAAATCAGAATCTCTTCCTGCCGCAGGAGATATTTTAAACAAGAATAAAGGTCGCTTAGTATCTGTATTGACAAAAGAAGATGTAGCTGAAGCTGTATTAGACTTTGCTGAATACGTTAGGTACATGACTATCTATCTTAACTCTATACAAAGACATATCAATGCATTACAAAAAGCAACAGATATTCCTCCAGGAAAGAAATTAGGAGACTATCACAGAGCTTATTTACAAGCTACTGCAGCTAAGAAACAAATTGATGCATTGTTAGGTGTGATAGGAAGTCCTGAAAAGGGAGTATTTGGTCCTGAACTTAGGCAGAGTATTGAGGCAGCTAAGAGTAACCCAGCTTTATTTAAAAACCATCCAATAGCTAAAGCTTTGTTTTGGATGCAGCAGTCTGTAAATACAATCATCTCTAATCACGAAAAACTCATTCAAGAACCTGTACTAGAAGAACTAGAGGATTATTTTAAAGAGGCTTCTGAAAACTTAAAAACAGTGTACGACACAGACATAAATAATTTTATGTCTCGTTTAGCTCCTGAGAACTATGAAGTAGCAGGGCAATCTATACCTACTGATCCTAATGTAAAAGCAACCAGTACTGTTCTTGTAGGTAAAGGTGTAGATACTAAGGTGCAAGTTTCATTTAATGATGGTACTCAAAGAGAATATTCTTTAAGTGATTTTACAAAGACATTTAGATTAGGTAGCAAAGCAGTTGAGCGCCTTATTAATAAGGCTGCTAGTTTACAGAAAGAGTTTGAACAAAACGTACCTACAAAAGATAATATCCGTAAACAATTAAAAGATACTAATAGTACGTGGTTTGCTGCTTTAGACACTGCAAGTACTACAAAAAATGCTGGTGTTCAAATCATAGCTACCTATTTACAGGGATTAGATTCTGATTATAGAGCATCGCTTACTAGTATGCGAGGTGAGTTGGAGAAATTAGTCGACGAAGTGTTTGATGCACAAGGCCCTCAATTTGCTGGTTCTATTGTAGATTCTAAGACTTTCTACAAAGGAATGTACAGGGAAGTTCCTCTATACGAAGTAGTAGATGGAAAGTTAGTAACAGATAAAGTTGTATTAGCTTTAAATAACTCTACTGATACTATTGCTATGCGTAATAGAATGACTGAGTTAAAATACATCATAGATTATTCTATGAATGAGATAGCTGACTTAGATCCTAACGATAACAGCACACAAGCTCAAGCACGTAGATTAGCAGTAACACAAAAAATAGAACAGGCAGCTGAAGATTTAAAAGAGTTCCAAGCTAAATATACAGAACGACCATTTACTGACGAGTATTACCAGATTCAAGAACAGCTTCCAGAAGATATTAGAGATAGAAGAAATGAACTTTACAGAGCTATGGCCGCAAGCCGTGCCTCTTTTGTAAGTGCAGACACTGTTGACTATGATGACTATGAGTTATTAAGAAGTTACCATGGAGTCATTTTATGATACTAATGGTAATTTAAAACCTCAAGGGAGTGAAAGTTACAGAATAGCTAAAGCTATCTATGATTGGAAGAGTGTAAGAAGAGCCAATCAAGTTGTAGAGTTCCCTCCTTTAAACCAGGAAACACAAGAATTATTTCAAGCAGCATTAAATGAACAAAAATCTAAATTAAATAGTTCTTTAGCCAGTGCGACTACAGATGCAGAAAAACAATCTGCATACGAAAGTTATAATAGATGGTTAGACATTTATACTCGTACTATTTATAAACAAGAGTTTTATGATGAGCGTCAAGCTATTATTGACCAGATTCAAGATATTCTAGGAGAGCAAGGTCCTCAACTAAAGACTGCTTATGAATCTTTATTTAATCTTTTATTAGGTAAGAAAGACCGCGATGGTCACTATAAACCTTCTGAGATTAATGATTCTGTACGACAAACTGCTAAAGCAATAGAAGAAGAAATTGAGATTATTAAAGCAATCGATAAAGGACAATCTACTTTAAGTAAAGACCAAAAAGAAGAACTTAAATATTTGTTTGCTCAATTACAAGACTTGCAGTCTTCTACTAATAGTAAATATTATGATGAAACTGTAAATAGTATTAAAGCTAGTCTTCGCACACAAATAACTACAGCTAATCCTACACTAGAAGTTGCTCAGATTGAAAGCTTAGTAAACAAAGCATTTAAACAATCTCAATGGTATCAAGACAACCATATTACAAAGTCTCGTTACGATAAAGACTCACAACAGATGGTTCAAGTTTATGAGCCTCTTTATTTTTGGCGTGTAACTGTTCCTAATAATCCAGCGTATGTAGAGACAGAAGCCCCATCATTCTATTGGTACACTCCTAAAGTTTCTGAGCAATTTAGAAATTCTAATTATAGTCCTGGAAATACTACATTTAAAGAAGTTACTTCAGGCCCTTATTATAATAATGAATATACTAGTCTAACAGACAAACAAAAAAGTGCCCTTGAAAAAGTAAGAGAGTTCTATTATAGGAGTCAAGAAGGAAACTATGCAAAAGATAAACCAGGGGATGTACTCCCTGGTGTTTATAAAACAGGAGCAGAAAATGCTATTGATGTGTTTAGTATGCGTGCTAATCCTCTTGCTAACATTGTAGAGGAAACTAAAAACTTTGTATTAGGTGCACGTACTGCAATGTCAGGTGTAGAAGAAACTACAGAAGAAGAAACACTAGATCCTTATGGAAACCCAATAGAAAGAGAATCTCGTAAGTTGTTTATGCGTTATAGCAAACCTTTGCCTATTGAACAGCAATCTTATGACTTATTAAGATCTATTGGTCTATATGCAGAGTCTTCTGCTAGATTTAAATCCCTAAGAAACTTACAGTCAACTGTGTTGGCTATGGAAGAGGTGTATGAAAATCTATCTGGAGTTAAAGAAGGAGGTGTAGTTCGTGATTTAATAGATAGACAGTTTTATGGTAAAGTAGTAAACAATCCTAAGAATGTCATAGGTAAGATTATGAATGCCTTATTTAATGTTGTAGGGCGTTTAGCTGGAACCAAGTCATTGGCTTATAACCTTATCAGTGCACCTGTCAATCAGTTTACGGGATATAAAAACAATTTAATCTTTACTAAGTCTAGTGGACTAAACTACTCAAACTACTTAGCTGCATATAAAGAAACCTTTGGTTTATCTTATGATTTCTTTACTTCCCACAATCAAACAGGTATGCAACCTATACGGATGCAGATTATTGATTTCTTTGGAGGAACTCAAGCCAACTATTCTGAAGACTTCGCCAAACTAACTAGTAGAGGATTACGCAAATATTCAAAGTTCTGGAGAGCTATAGGAACCTATAGAGACTATACAGAATATGATATTGCTGCTATGACTACATTTGCTTTCTTAGACAAATACAATGTAACGGCAGACGATGGTAGTATCTACAAATTAAAAGATGCATTTGAATTAGTTGACGGAGTATTATCAATTAAACCTAATATAAAAATAAGCCCAGCTTTTCTCCAAAAGGTTAGAGATGAGATTCGATTAGCTAACTATAGAGCCCAAGGTGTTTATGATAAATTAGGGCAACCTACTGTTGCAAAATATGCACTAGTACGTCAGCTTTTATTCTTGAAGAAGTGGTTGCCTATGCACACTAAAACTGAATGGGGCGGAAGTACAATTCACTATGGTTCTGGTATAAAGACTATAGGAGCTCACAGAGCCTTTGGTAGATTTCTACAAGAAACTTTTTACGAAAATGGTAAGTTTTGGACAGGCTATCAGAACTTGACAGCAGCAGAAAGAGCAGGTTTACAACAGTTTGGATTAAACTATGGTGCATTTGTAATGTTTGCTAATGCTATTGGAGCAATGTCTGCTTATATGAATTGCGAAGATGATGGTGAAGCTAACTGGAAAGATTACTTCTGTTTCTTCTCTAAAAAGATTAATAATGAAGTAGAAGGAGTATTTACAATTTGGGGAGCAAATGAGTTCCTATTTACTTATTTGAGAGAAAACGCTAACGGTATTGGTGGTTGGGAAAAATTAGGCTGGTCTTTATTTGGTCCATTTAGTGTGTTTAGAAAGTTTGCTGATTTTGATGGGGGACTGTATAGTACAGACCCTTACTATAAATATAGACCTAACTCTTATAAGATAGACTGGGATCGTACTCATCCAACCCAAGCAGGTAAACCTGGTTTACAAGTATTAGGTATGGAATTGCTTGGTATGAGAGGATTGTCTTTGGGATTAGATCCACAATCTATGGATTATCAAAACCGTGCATTTAACTCGTATATGCCGAAAACCTATACTAGAGATTTAAGAACTCGTTACAAAGAAAACTATGGTGGAGTAGAAACAATGAAGACTCGTACTGTAGGAGGTCAGCTTAAATTACAGTATAAGAAACAGCAAAAAGAAATTCAAAAGAAAATGCAAGCTTATACTTCTAGTGGAAGAGAGGTTCCTGCATCTTTATATGAAGAGTTAACTGATTTACAAACAAGATTTGCCAAAGCTGTATCTGAAATGGATGCAAGAAAGGATACTGATAAAGCATATACTCCAAGTTTATTTAGACCTTATTTCTTAACTAGAGAAGGACTAGACATCACTGAGGAGTTTTAACTCTGCTTCTTGCATTTATTTTATTTTAAGTTATATTTGTATAAGCGAGTCACAAGACTGGTTTATTAATTTAAACGTATACAATTATGGCATGGGACATTTCTCAAAAAATGGATGAGCAATCTAAGAAGTTAAGACAGATTGCTGCAAGTACAGGACTATCAGCAGGAGCTGGAGGCTTTGTACGTTACGGAACTGGTACAGTTAATGATACTCAGATTTCTGCTTTTGTAGTTCAAGAAGACACAGTGTTTACTTCATTTAAAGTTAATGGAGTAGAACGCTTAACTGCTAATGGTATGAGTGGAGTTACCTTTAAACAAGGAGCTTACTTACCAGGTGGGGGAATCATAACAGGATTTGCTATCTCTTCAGGTAGTGTAATTGCTTATAAATAATTCTTGCTATGTTTATTGGTATAGGAATAGGAATAAATAAATCGCGATTTACTAGTAATTTAACTTACTAAGTTAAAATGAAAACGACTACATTACTATATTCCGTGACTACTCTCTGTGCTTTCTTGGGTACTTATTTCTTTAATTTAGGTGCTGATAATGCTGAACAGTATTTAACTGTTGTGGCTGTTGTGTTTATTGATGGTTTCTTTGGTGTGTGGGCTGGCACTAAACTAGAAGGATTTGAAACCCGTAAAGCTATTCGTGTAGTACAAACTGCCGTAACTTGGGTTATCTTACTTACAGGAGTTCTTATGATTGAGAAAAGTTTTCAAGGTACGTCTTGGTTAAGCGAAACTCTTGTAGCTCCATTTGTTACTTTCCAATTAGTGAGCGCAGTAAAGAATGCTGCTCGTGCTGGATTAATAAAAAACGATCTTCTTCAATACTTATTAGAGAAGATAGATAAACATAAAGTAAATGCAAGAAAAAAATAACACACTACAAGGGGCACTTATACTGCTCCTTCTTTTATTTGTAGGCTATCTAATTACAGATAAGTTTTTATTTCAAGCTAGTCAAGGTGCTGAGAATACTCGATTGATTCATTACTTGGATTCTATTAACCAGAAAAATGAATTGCTTTATGCTAAAGTAGATTCTCTTCAGACAGTAAAAACTAACCTATACAAGGAATACACTAAAGTAAAACTTAAATATGACACTATTCAGATTGCTATTGATAGTATGCCTGATCTTGAAGGCACAAAGCTCCTACTCTCAATCAGTAGACAGCTTACCGCTAAAGGAATTGAATAAAGAGTTCCTTAAAGGGATACAAGCTAGGGAGCGTGTCGTTGCGCTTAATAAGATTAGACACACCGATAGTTTAATCATTAAGAATTATAAAGACTCTATAGTTCCAAACTTACAAGTAGCATTAGATACTACTGAAGTAGAGCTAGTTAAGTATTATAAACTCTATGATGAGAGCCAGCAAAAAGTATGTTTTTATAAAAAAGGATTCTTTGCTTCTCTTGCATTAGTTGTTTTATTAATAATTTTTAATTAGATTTGACTTTAACATTATAAGTTAAGGTATTCAATCTATGACTTTACATGAGCTTGAATTAGAAATTAACCAGTTTTTCTTAGATTCTGAGAAAGAAGCTGATGGAAATGGTCGCACATTAGGAGTATATCCTAATGCTGTTATTCTGACTCAAGAACATTACAAAGAGTTCTTAAGAGAGTTATTTAAAACCCAGGGAGATGCTGAAGTTCCAGACGGAGTATTGATATCTTCTATTTGTGGGTTAAAAGTAATTTTCTCTGAAGATGTAGAGAAACCTAAAGTTGTAAGAATAACTCGGGGATGAATTGGAATCGACAGGATTGATTGGGTTTAATGTTCACGCAGAGAGATGGTACTGTTCTCTATAATCACGTATCAGAAAATTAAACGGCAACGTTGAAAAATCAAGCATGACTTTTGAAGATGCAATCTCTTTCGTGAACGAATACGAGATGGCGGCCTAAGTCAAGGGGTAGTCATACCTTGCAACAGAAACTGGCAATTAGGTTTCCTGGCTTTCGTAAAACCAGGTGGTGGAATCTGACTTCGGTCAACCCTTACGGTGCAAAGTTTACTTAGTACTAAGCGTGTAAAGGACATTAGATTGCGACTTTCTCTGGACGGGGCTTCGATGCCCCCATCTCCACAAACAAAAAACCCAGCTTATTAGGCTGGGTTTCTCGTTTCATATGGTAATGGTTAGATTTTTGGTCCGCCAGTTAGTTCATAGAACTTAGCAATCTCATCAGGATTAGTAAGATTAGCTACAATAGGCTCAGAAGTAATTTCAAACTTCTTTACCTTAACAGGAACACGCTGCTTAGTTACAGGATCAATCTTAAACTCATATTCAACTGGGTTAAGTTTATCAGAGTTGTGGGCTAGCACAACAGATAAACCTTCTTTGGTTGGATAAGTCATAATAACTTTATCTAAATCAAAGGAGTAACCTTTTTCAATGATGAGTTCCATCTCATCTTCATGCTCTTGCTTTTTTCTTTCGGTGTAATAAAATAAGTTCATTTTAATTATTTTTAGTTGCTTTAGTTGCTTTTGTAGGTTTACTCTTTTGGGTTACGGCATCTGTAATCTGATCATTAATTGCAGATATTAGACCTTTTTTCTCCAACAAAGATATTTGCATATACTCTTCATTTAATAATCTAAGCTTATCGTTAGTTACTCGATTAGCTTTAGTTTCAATAAAGAGCTCCTTTGTAATTTTAATTTGTTCTTTCTGAATCTCATTCTGATCTTCTAGTGCATAAGCTATCTTAAAAAGCCCTGCGACAATAAAGAAAGAACATAATACGATGACGACAAGTGCAGTTACCATATAAGTGCAATATCCATAGCACGCACCATAATCTTGATTTCTCCATCAAAATCTACAACTTCAGCCATAGCTAATGTGCTGGGTGAAACATAAACTGAATCTCCAACTTGGATATCAGTAACTTCATCGCCTACTGCAAAGACGTTCAACTTAGCGTGACGCTTAGTTTCTTCCTCAATGATTTGGCGTTTAACTTCTTCAGATAGTTCTAGTGCAAACTCTCTGTACTCAGGCTGGTCTAATAAGACTCTACTGCCTCTTAATTTTTTCATGCTCATATTAGTATAGGGTTGGTTTTTTATTAATCTTAGATACTTCTATATCACAGTTTTGGAGTAAGTTAATTCCTGACTTATCTCTGTAGTCTTGTAAATAGTACACTTTCTTGATTCCACTCTGTATAATTAACTTGGCACATTCTAGGCAACAGGAGTGCGTTAAATACATTGTCGCTCCCTCCGTGCTAATTGGTGACTTACAAGCTTTTGTGATAGCATTAGACTCTGCGTGAAGTACGTAAGCATAAGTTACATCATTCTCTTCACACTTATTAGGCGTTCCAGAAGGAGTGCCATTGTATCCGTAGGAAATAATATTTCCATCTTTTACAATAACAGCTCCTACTTGTAAACGCTTACAGTAAGATTCTTTAGCGACTCTTTCTGCTATGTCTAAATACAGGTTTAGTTTCTTTTCTGCGTGTGTGGGTTTTCGCATAGGTTGTATCTATAAATCTCTTTTGAGTAATCGAGTGTAAAATTAAAGTTTACAATTGGTAATATACACAGTGCGTCAGAAGAAAAATCATTAAAGATATTAGCTTTAAAGTTCCTTAAATCATTTTTATAGGCTAGGCCTACTTTAAACACTAACATTCTTTGATTTTCATTAAGCTCATACCAATCAGTAAAAGACTTAAAGTTAGTAATTACTTTTTCTAACTGTGTATAATACTTGCTTTTTGTATTAAATAGAAAGAACAAGCAATCTTCATGTTTACATCGATATCCATAATCATCTAGATAACTGTTTACTAAACCTCCGTGAGCCAAAAAAGACAAACTTTCTGGCTTAAAAATAAAAGTGTTTAATAGTTTAGTAGTTAGATTAAATTCTTGAATTTTCGTACTAGGTTCCATCTGTTATATTGTAGGCAAAATTATATCTCGAACTCCATTATTCAAATAGTCTTCCATTTTATATTGCCACAAATCATTCTCCATATGCCACTTTAATCGGTTAATGGCTTGGTGAAATCCTTCGTACTCTCTACTTACCATTTTACCACCATATTTACCAAAAGCTATAATCTTTTTATCTGCTTTAAATACAAGTGGATTCTCTGGTCTAGTTTGATTTATTACAATGAACTTAAAGTCACCTATGTAATCAAAATCAAAAGTATCTTTAGAGTCTCCTAGAAGTAATCCTTCCATATAGAAAGCTGCCTGGAAATCATAGCGTAAAGTCCAAAAGTTAGCTATCCAATTATCGATTTGATAGTTGGTTGTTTTAATATCAATAGGATGAGCTGTGCGCGTTTCTTTATCAATAACAAGTAAATCTAGTAGGCCCTTGCATTTAGTGCCCTCATACTCAAAATAAATGGGTACTTGGTAGTAAACTTGGTATCTATCAGTGTCTCTAAAATACTTAGCAGTAAAAGGATGTGTAAGAAGAGTTTCTTTTGCTACTTGAATCTGTGTGAATTGTTGTGGGGTAATAACTGTTTTACCTTCACCAGCTAACAAATCATTAAAGTAAGTAGCACCTTCTGTTTTAAATCTTTCTTTTACTTTTTCTAAAGTGTCTCTTTTAAACCCTGCCTCTTGGTAGGCTAGCTCTTCCGCATCTTCGTTGTTACGATAAACAAATAGATTCCAAACATAATCTCCCATCTGTCCTGTAGGTCTTTCTACCGAAGCAATATGGAAGTTATCAAAGAAAGCATCTTCGTTTTGAGTTAAAAGAATATCTACACCATCTCCTATGGCAATATTTACTTTAGGCTCATCTTCCTCTGAATCGTCTTTTTGTTCTATGTAAGCATTAGGACTTCTTAAAATTTTCTTTAAGCGACTCTGACTAATTGCGTTTGAGTCTAGGTATTGTTCGTCTGTTATCATTTTAATTTGTATTTAAAGGTAATTACAAACCACAACCAACCAAAGTAGATTGTGGCATCTTGGTTATTTGTCTGTGACCAAGCAAATAAAGGGAAAAAATAAAAAAATACATAAGGATAATCTCTCTGTCCTTCCGTATTCTTATAGAAGTTTTTAAACTGCACCTTCATCTTATTTATATCTATCGTCAAAGTGTGGTTTTTCGCGCATGATATACTCTAAGAACATGGCATTGCACATTACGTGAGAGATGTGTCGACAACCTGACTCAGGGTCTACGTCTTCCCCACGTAAGAAAGCAAATAGATGCCTCATTAAAGATTCAGTAACTTGAGTTACAGGCATACCTTTTTTCCAATTATGAGGTGCGTACTTGGTTGCTCCGTACTCTAATACTTTAACTAGTCCTTGGAGTGATTCATAATCTACTAGTGACCACTGTAACTTCCCTTCATTATAACGAAGGGCTTGTTTGTCTCTGTCAATTAATGCTTGTTCAAAAGCATCAATTGCTTTTTCATTCTGTTGGTTTTCGTTCATATTCAATTTCTTTGGTTGGTTCTGGAATCTCGACATCGAGCATATCTCTGCCGAAGTTAATTACATCTTCAATAAATTTATGTACTTCATTCTTCTTAGCTTTAGATAAAGACATGGGTACTTTCTTAAACTCTCCTTCAAAGAGAATCTCTTCGTAAAGGAATAAGCTTTTAAGGATAGTCATAACATCATCCTTAGTCATGGTTGTACCTTCTAGTTCTTCGAGTCTTTCCTTAATAATAGGAAGCACAATACCGAAGAAGTACGCAAGTTGTGGAATCGTCTTCTTAGAGTCGACTCTTGTAATACAAACCTCAACATCTATCTCTGGATCACCCATCATTAACTCTAAATAGTAGGACTGAAGTAGGTCTCTATCTATTTTAAGATGAATAGTGCCATCAATGTTGTGGCTTAATCTACCTGGTAAATAAATTCTATTTAGTGACATCTTGTTTTTCTAATTCTTCTAATAACTTAAATGCTAGTTCTTCTTCATTGTTTATTAAACTTTCGTCTCTTAATCTTCTTTTGAAAGATTCATCTATCTGTTTAATAAAGAATGAGTTAGCAGCCTTAGCATTATTTGCTGCTTTTTTAAGTTCTGGACTAAGAAACTCCTTAATCCATTGGTATTGGATATTGAGGGCCCGTGCTAATACATAGGCCCTTCTAATATCTTTTAATTTTTGTTCTTCAGTTAGCTTGCGGAGGTCGTTGTTGTTCATACGTATGGAAAGCTTCTTCTAGTTCTTTTCTTTCTTCTTCTGTAAGTTTCCAAATATCGTTATTAAATTCCTTAATAATATCATCCAAAGACTCATAAACTCCGTCATCTATATTACAAAGTACTTGGTCCCAGTAAGATTCTGGGTTATTCTTCTGCATAAAGTCTCCGTAGCTCATCTGCACATCCATAATCTCACCCTTTTTATTAATCTCGAACTCACCTGCGAAATCCATTCCTGGTTCTTCGTAGTTACCTTCTCCTTTTAATTTGTAGTGTTTACAAATCTTTTGGAATAAAGGAAGCATAGGACTCCATGCACTGTCTCCCTGTAATACTATCAATTCCTCTCCTTCATTATATTCCCAATTACATTCAAACCATTTACTGCCATACTTTTCATAGACATCAAAATGATTGCTTAGGTCTGTAGGTTTCTTAAAAAGAAGCTTAGGAGCACTAGCAGAGTGTACCCAAAATGCTGTTTGGTACTTAGGAATTTCTTGCCCTTTGTCTGTGTACTCTTCTTTGAGAGCAGCATCTCTAAGTTTAGTTAATCTGTTATTTAGTTTTTTTATTTCTTTAGGATCACCCCATAGAGTGATGTAGTTGTAACAATGATTTGCCATAGTTTAATTTTAATTTAAAAAATATATCGAATAGTGTCCCAGGGTATAAACTGGTCGTGTAAATCAGTCCACTGTTTAATATACTTTGCTTTTAAGTCGTGTCTGTATCTAATGTTTTTACCTCCGTACTGGCTTATTTTGTCTTCTTGGATTTCAGGATTCCATAATAAATGCTCTCCTCTGTAATCATAAAGCAAGTTTCTTTGGTGTTTGCCTTCGTTATGTGTGAGAAAGATAACTTCAGCTTTAACTAATTCCTTGTACTTTACGTGCTTATCTACCTCTCCGAATAAATACATGTAATGGTCTAGCCATTTATCGTGTACTATTACTGGAGAGAAATTGATATGAACGTCATAGCCTGCCTCTATAAATCGGTCTATTGCTTTTATACGCTCGATTATAGGACTAGTATTAGGTTCAAGTAAGTCTGCATAGTGCTGAGGCATTAGAGAAAATCTAACTCTAACTTTACCTTCGGGATTAAACTCAAGCATAGTATCGTTTACATACTTAGTAGCAAGTGAAGCCATTGCTCTTGGATGGTCTTTAAAGAACTGAAATATGTACTGCCAAGGATAAAACTTTAAATGAAGTGCGAAGTCTTCATTACAACTAATGTCATAAGTTATGAACTCTTCGTGAGTCTGATTGGGTTTATCTACTACTGCAAATGTACAATGATTATTGATTGCTGTAAGTATATCGTTAATATTGTTAGCTACAGTTAGCCCATCAGGCTGGTGTCTTTTCATATAACAGTAAGAACAATTGTACAAACACCCGTAGCCGAAAGACGGACTAATAAAGTCCGTCGATCTGCCACTAGGTCTTATGTCAAATGTCTTTCTAGTTACATTCTGAACTAGAATCATAAATTAAAACTGATGAAATAGAACAGGACCATTTAAAGAAACTTGTTCTTGTAGAAAGATAACACCTGCATCATTACCTTCATGGTCTCTACTAGGATAAAATACAGTTCCATCTTCCATAGTAAACACAATAAAGTCTTCGTTCCAACCCATTGCCTCTACTTCTTCTTGAGATGCATAACGAATATCTGTAATCTTTTTACCTTTAAGTAGAAGGTTGGCTAATTCCAACCTTTCTACTTGGTATTCCATGTTAGTCATTGTTCTGCTCCCTTTCTCTTTCTTGGTCGATAAAGTTTCTTTCTTCATCTCTTAAGTGATCCATAGAAGGATCATCCTCATAGTCATCTTCTTCTTCCTCTTCTTCTTCATCGTCATAAAAGTAACCTTGAAAGTCGCATGATTCAGGAGCGTTAGGTATCCAATCCCACGCAACACTTTCAGTTAGGTTAGGACTAAGATAACTTTTACCAGAATATGCTAGATTTATTCCTTCTTCTCTGGTTTTTAGTCCATTCATCTCTGCTAAGAGTTCATAAAAGTCTTTGCCTCCGAAAACTCCATAGCCTTCGTAGTTTCTTTCAGTCCATATATTATCACGATTGTCGTGCATACAAACCAGGAAAGGGCCTCTACTACTATATACATTAGAGATGCTTTCATCTGTGTCTTGTGTCTTCCAACTAAAAAATCCCATAGTTATTCTGTTATGTTGTCTTTAACGTAATCTCCTTCAACATACAATTCTCTAGTACATGCGCCACCATTGTCTTCAATAGTCATTGGTTCCATTGTATCTAGCATAGTATCTCCAAAAGTATCTTCTAAATCCCACTCAGTTTCTTCGTCAAAAATCTTTATAGCTTCTTTCTTAGCCTCTTCAAAAGATTCTGCTTCAACTTCTACGTGAGTTCTATACCAGACAGTATGTTTACTATCAATTGAAATTCTAAATTTCTCCATTCTTTTTAATTACTAGTTCCCAAACAGTTTCAGGTTTACCATAAAATCCTTTTTTCTTCTTGTCTGTTTTATCTAAGTATCCAGAATTGGTCAGCGTATTAATTGCTCTTCTTACGCTAGTAATAGGATACTTGTAATCTAATAGACGACATACTTCTGAAGGAGAAAGTCTACCTGTTCTTTTGTAAAGCTCATAAATGATAGTTTCTTGATTTTCTGCATCTTTAATTGCTTCAACCAAGTCTTTTCCTTCCAACTTAGTTGTATTAAAATATCTCTTTGTCATTTTAATATTAATTTAAGTTAGCAAGAAGCCCAACCAAGGAAAACGTAATCGCCAGTAGTCATAGCAGGATCTGCTTTGTACTTAATCCTTGCTACTACAGGAGAACAAGAAACTAAGTTTTTACTCATAGTAATTTGAGTAGGTTCTTTGGTCTTTTCTGTATACGCACGGCCTAAATCAACAGCTTCTTTTTTTGTTCTTGAACTAGAGATAACCCTACCTTCTCGATTTAAAACATTGTAGAATAACTCCCAACGTTTAGTTCCAGGAGTTACTACGTGTTCTACTTGGCTTTTAATTTTAAGTTTATTGCCTACTGGTTCTCTTAAGCAGATACCCCAACAGTCCTCAAACTTAGAAGTTTTATCTTGTGCTAACTCACAAAAAGAATTAAAGTCTCCTCCTGCTGCTAAATGTTTTTTATACTCAGCAGTTTTGTCTTGAAATCCTGTAGTAGTACTGATAGTACCGTTATATGTATCGTTGCCATTTTCGTAAATAGCGTCTTCTACTAGTTGGCTGTAAGCCTCTCTCATAGAGTAGGCTCTTGTCTTGTTGTAAAAAAATTGTGCTCCCATAATGTTTTTAGTTTTTGTTTGTTTTTACTTTGAGTCGTTAATTCTGTTAATTCTTGCCACTTCATGGCGTGGTCTTGCCCTACGTTTTACATTCCCCCAACCTGGTCCTGATGTACTTTTAAGTACCCTTACTTTTTCACCGTCCATAGTTACAATCTTAGTTGTGAGGTTTTCAATACGTTGTTTCTCTTGTTTTTTTCTCCAAGCATCTATCCTAGCCCAATCTTCTGGAGTTTTTTTCTTCTTAACCTTTTTATTAGTTTTGATACTAGACTCCTTATTAGACTTGTTATTGGGATAAGAGTCTCTGTATTCTATGTTATTTAAATCCATATTACTTCTTCCAATATTTTGAAATACTTGGGTCGGCCTTCAATGGTACTCTTTTACAGAATATATTGCCTGCCTTAACCATAGCAGCCTCAAGTGCGTGGGCTACTTCTTCAGAGATACTTTCTGGACACTCTACTAAATTTTCGTCGTGTACTGTGTTAATTATCTTTACAGTAAATAAAAGTTGATTGGGAATCAAATAGTCTTCCCAAAAATAAACGCACGATAATTTAGTGATCTCTGCACTCTCCCCTTGAATAGGATAGTTTAAAGACATTCGCTCAATTTCTCCGCGTTTCATAAAATAACGAGATACTTGTTCCTTCATCTTCGAGTAAGTTACGGTTCTCTGAGCTTTATGTCTCTTGTAGTCATCCCAAAATCCTTTTACTTCTAGTGCTTTTTTTGCTTCTAAGAAACTTTCATAGTAATCTACGTAGGATTTCTTCCCAGTAATCTTTGAGATCAATACGTAGCCGTTATCGACCCCAAACTTTTTAACTTGTTCAAAATAGTTCTTTAGTCCTGGAAACGCACGAAAGTATGCTTCATAGATTTTATTACCTTCTTCAAGAGAAATACCTAAGTTTTCTGCTATAGTAATACCTTGGCCACCGTAGTTTCACATTGTTATCCTAAAGGCTTTTTATCCTCTAGTTCTAACAGTTCTTATTCCTGTTAGGTCGGCATACATTTTAATCCCCAACTTAATGGTAGGATCTGGACACTCGTGGGAGGATTATATTTATTCACCTCCTATGCTCTACGGTTCTTATAAGCCTTACGTAATCTTATAAGTTACCTCGGTATTGGGATTCACACCTTCGACCGATTTTGCCCAATTTTACTTACTCATTACTGAGTAAGGCGACAAATTTGATATATTTTCGATTTAATCTTGTATTCTCAGTACTATCTTGATACAAAAAAGAAAAGAATTTTTTAAACTCTGACTTTCTCTCAATCCAAATATCGTAATGATTTGTTCCTTTTCTTAGTCTTAATTTACTATAAATTCCTACAGAACTTAAATAATTGACTATTTGATTTCCCAACTCAAAACTTCCTGTAGTGATTTTACATGTTTGTTTTTTGTTGTGTACTGAACCATCCCCGTCAAAAATACCTCTTACAATATGATTAGTTAAGGGGAATTTCAAAGAAATAGTTTTTGATTTTTTTGGAACAATTCCTAGCTCAATTAAATTACTGCAAATAATTTTACTACTAAAATACATTACATGTAACTTATTTGATTGATAGTGGTAATTAGCATTACAGTAGTTTAGAAATTTTTCTTTAATTTCTAAATCTATTGTCGCTAGTGATAGTCTGTGGGATCTTTGTACTACTGAGATGTTTCCATCTGCAATAATGTATCCTACCCAGTACTGACTTTCTGGAGTTAATAAATTAAATAAATCTGGATTAATACTTGAAGTTTTTCCAGATCCTCTAGCTATATTGTGCTTTTTAGCAACAATAGAAGGGTAGTCTTTATAAACTCCAAGTGCTTTACAAATTTCTTTAATTTCCATTCCAGACGAATACAATTTTAACGTTTGCATTTCTACTTGTTCAGTGTATTTTTTTGACATAGTACAAATATAATGCATTTTGAAAATTATCCTAATATGTTTATCGCGAAACCAGCTGACTTTGCTGCTTGTCTTTTGTCTTTATGTTTAGACTTAATTTCATTTAAATCTAAGCCTTCTAACTCTGGATACATCTTAGATGCAATAAAGCTATGCATATCAGCCAAGCCCAAGTCATAAAACTGTAGTAGATTAGGGTCAAGACATTTATTGGCTAGAACAATTTGTTCTTGGCCAGAATAGTCACATCCAATTATAACATTACCTTCTTCGGCTACGAAGCAACTTCTAGTTTCTTCATCACTAGGAATGTTTTGGAGATTAGGATAAGCCGTTCCTGTGGCTCTATCTTTTCCTCCGCTAGACAACCTACCAGTATTCATTAATTGTTTGTATTGGGTGTGGATGCGTCCACTGACGGGATTAATCAGCTTAATAAAGTTTTCTCCATAAGTTCCTAAATCCTTTTGTGCTTGTTTATACCTTAAATAGGTTTTGATAATAGGAAACTGTTTTTCGAACTTTACTAAATGCCCTGCTTCTATAGTGTTCTTTGTTTCTCCTTTTTCAACTACTTCTGTGTTGACTCCAAGGGTTTTAAAGAACTGGACTACTTGTGCGGCAGAGTTCCAATTAATTATTGTTTTTACTTTAGCACTAAATAAATCTGTTTGATAGTTTATAAACCTAGTCATATTGTTATCCAATATAAACTGGTCTAGTTCCTGCTCAGCTCTATCTAGTTCTTCTTTTGTTTTGGACATTTTTGTTCGCCATTTGCCCTCATCTAACTTAATACCGCAGTATTCTATATAAGCTAGCACTTTTACAAACCTGTTGTCTAATTCAATTGAAACCATAGAGTTCTGCTCTTTAAGTATCTTTAATTGAAGTATCCTGAGTTGATGCAAGTGAGCTACGTCAGTGGCTGCGTAGATTACAAATGGTACAGTAAACTTTCCGTTGATGTTAAGACGTTCTGTTTTATCTAGAACTATTCCTATGTGGCGATACACGGAGTCTGCTAAACTGCATCTATAAGAGTCGATGCCCAGCTTAATAGTTTTTTCTCCCAGGAAAGTATCATACACTTCAGTAGGAACAATTCTATGGTGATATAAGAATCTTAAATCAAACTTTAAGTTATGTCCAATAAGAGGTTTTGTTTCTAGAAGATTTTTAAAGAGTTGGATGTCTACACTTGTTGTGTCAATAACGAACTGATGTTCAGCATTACCTAGCTGAATTGTGATAATATCACAAGTATAGGGGTCTAAACCCAAAGTTTCCGAGTCAAATCCAATCCAATCTAGTTTTTCTAGATAATCTAAAGCTTGTTTTGTGGTTATGCATTTTATCTCTGGATGTTTCCCACAAATAGCTGCGTAGTTTATATCACTCTCTGTTACAAATCCTATCATAGTTTAACCAACTTACTAATTACTGAGTGATAGTCTAAATAACAATCTCTCATTAAGTCTAACTTCTCTTTGCTGGACAAATTCCCTGTCTCAATTTTCTCTAAGGCTACTTTATAAATCTCATAGATTGCTTTTCTATCATTGTTATTCATCTTTAAACTAATGGTAGAGATATCTAATAAGGTTTCTGTCATATCCTTAGCCCAAATCCTATTGATGGACTTACCTAGATTCCAAACGTGGTGAGGTGTGTACATATTGCAAGTGGGACATCCTGGCAACATATTGCGCACATCGTATCGAGTAATACTTTTAGTTCGACTTACGAAGTGACAACATTGTAACTGCTTTCTAGGCATAGGAATCTCACAAGCGTGACATTTCTCTGGAAAGGCAGCTCTAATTAACCAAGAAGTCATCTGATCTAACTTTGCTTGTGTTATAGTCTCTGCTTTCTTTTTACGTACAGCTTCCCTTTTTAGTTTGGCTTTCTCTTTTGCTTGTTTCTGAACGCATACACTACATAATTTCTTAGTCTTGTTTGCGTATGGTCTCTTCTTACCGCACTCGCTACATACAGTTTCAAAGACTTTCTTTTCTGGTTCTCCCTTAATGGGAACCTTTTTGGGGTTGCGTTTGAACATAAGCAAATATAATAATTTACCTTATAACTTTAAAAGTGAGAGTCCGAATTACCAGACTCTCACATTAACATTTAAGATTAGTTTTCTCCTAATCCTACAAAATGATAGGTCTTAGGCGTAGACAAAAACTTATCAGTAATAGCATCAAATGCTGTCTGATTAGTTCTAAATGCTACACCACTCATTAAAGCATTGCGCTTAGCTTCAACGTCCTTGTAGTTAATCATGTGGTTAGTGTAACGGGTTATGCCATTAAATAAAGCATAAGCGGTCTCACCGTGATTATTATACTCAGGAACTAAAGCAGCTTTTACCATAGCCAAACGATTCTTTGTACGAGTGATTTCTTCGTCCCCACCAATGATAGAGATAAGGAAGTCATCTGTAATAGCATCTTTGGAAATAGTAGTATTGCTCATCTCAATCATACGCTCAATCATACGCTCCTCCTGGTCTAGAGAAAACTTCATCTTCTCCATAATTTCATTTAAGCGTACTCCTGAATTGATTGTGTGCTTTACTCTGCTTAAATCTCTAAGAGCTGCAAAATAAGTGTTGCTACAAACTACAACTACGTTAGTTGCACCAAAGCCAATAGGAGCTGAACCATCGTGAGAGTTCAATGCAGTTAAGAAACGCTTTGAATCTGAACCACCGATGGTTACATCTGGAAGGCTAATCTGGAAATAAACTTTATTTCCGTTTCCTAGCATACCTGCACGCTCGACTTTTACATTGTGACGGCCTGCTGCTTCCATAAGAACTTCTGCAATGTGTGAGTTCTGCGTAGGATGATACTTTCTACCTACTACAGAAAGGCACTCCTTAGTATCATCTCTAAAGATACCAAATCCAGGAGTTACCTGCCCATCAGGACCCAATAATGGGTGCTTACTAACTGTCCAATTTGCTTTAGCTTGGGTTAAAATTTGTTCTACTGACATAATTAATTTTCTTTTTGGTTTTTGATGTGTGTTGATTCTACTTGTTTAGTGATCATGGTATTTCTACCTGTGTATTTTATAAATTCTAGTAAAAGTTTAAGTTCAGACATCTGGCCTTCTGCTGTGCAGTAGTCATATTCTGTACCTTTGTTGTGGACTTTGTTTATTTCGTCCATCCGATCATTAATATGCTTGATTAAACTAGCTCTAAAATGATAGTAAGTCATCAATTCTTCTTTGATGATGTTGTCGTTGTTGTCTAAAAACTCAGCCATTCTATTTTTTCTCCGTTGTTTCTATGTAAAATTTCGTTTATTTCTGTAAAATGGTCGCACTCCCATGTTCCGCCTTTATATACAGCAGATACTGGATGAGAGGCAAGCATAACGTGGTGGAACTTTTTGTTTACCATAGGCGCAAATCGCTGTGCATCTTTGCCCCAGAAACAAAAAATAACTCCTGTAGTATGTTCCGAAATAGCTTTAAGAACATATTCTGTAAAATGAATCCAATGCTGTAAATGTGAACCAGCTTTTCCGTGCTCCACAGTTAAAGCAGCATTAATTAAAAATACTCCTTGCTGTGCCCACTTCTCTAAATCTAAATCCTCAGGAAAGTTTAAATCATCTTTATAAACTGTGTTCTTGAGATTAGCATAAATCATTCTTAAAGAGGGCGGCACATATCTTTTATCTGTAGGAGCAAATGCTAGTCCGCTAGCTACTGGCTTCCCGTCATATAAATTTGGATAAGGCATTGTGTTATCGTATAAGTTCTTTATCATATACTTCTATACATTACTGCATAGTTCAGACTATATCATCACTAAATAAATTAGTGCAGGGTGCTCGTGTCAACATTACTGTCCTCAGCATAATCTGTTTGGACTCGGTTGTTAGTCGTTGAACCTTCAAAGACATTACTGTCTAAGCTTGGCTGCTGATTGTCCTTTACAGGATGTTCCAGCAATTCTCCCTGTTTTACATGGACCCTATATGCATAAGGTATTAATTTTTATGCAAGTTTTTTTAATCCATTCCAATAATAACTACTCTAACATTAGATAAAGGAGTTACTTGAAAAGCTCTAAATACATTTTTACTTTCAGGAAATACACTTGTCTTGGTCCTTCTGTCCTGTAAAAATGTTGCTAGTTTTTTAAAGTAATCCGATTCAATAATAGGCTGTAAGACTCTATACCAATCATCTGGTATATTAATTAATTTGTTCATCGATTTGTTCTCTTAAAATTGCCGACCACCTAGTTCTTTCTAAAAACTTGGTTCCGTGGCTTGTCTTTTCTTTGGGTTTCAGTATTATAAAAGAGTCTGGTACTTCACTTTGCAGATGGTCTAAGATTTTCTTGAAAATTCTACAGTATCTTACATTAGTTTGTAGTAAGTTGTTGTGAGTTTCTAGTGCATGTAATATCGTACTATGATCTCGCATAAACATATTACCTACTGTTACTGTAGTATGGTCAAAATAAACGTAGAAAAGAACCATTGCTTGCTTTCTACAGTCATTAACCTCCCTCTTTCTAGAATTACTTAAAACTTGACTTAATAGTACTCTGTGATAATTACAGATAGTGTGTAGTATACTTAGTTCTTCTTCTGACCAAGTGTAAGCAATAGGCGCTACCTTTACTGTATCTGCCCTGTTTCTTTTTGTTGAATCTAAGTATTTGGTTAATTTTCTTTTAGGAATACCGTGAAAATTTACAAAGTCCTTGTAAACTTTTTCCAAAGCCAAAGGCTGATTCTTTAAGTCTTTCCTGCTAAATTCTATTGCTTTTATAATATAGTCTTTAATTGTTTGCATAATTCTAGTACTTTCTCTGGGCCGTGATCTCTGTAGATATCGCTAGGGTCCTTACCAAACTCTCCATTGTAGGCAAAGAATGGAATATTAAACTTCTCACTCATTTTCTTTGCTCCCCCTACTCCAGCTTCGTCTGGATCAAACCATAGCACTAATTTTTCGAACCTGCTTTTAAGTAATTCGTAAGCATTATCAGACATAGGAGTATTCTCACTCCTTACAGCTACAGCATTATACCCTAAAGCGTGCAGTGTCATTACATCTTTTAAACCTTTGGTAATGATAAGCAACTGCCCTTTATGTGGTAATTGTGTGTAGCCTTCTAATATGCCTCCGAAGAAATTAGTCCGAAACTTTAATTGTTTCTTTCTAGTTAATGGTCGATATAATTTAAATTTATCTTTTTCCTTATATCTATAGCAGGGATCGTCTTCGTTATTTACATACCAAAGTTCATTGTTAATCCAAGCTTTCTCAATTCTTCTTATGTTATAGAACTTGAGTATGCTGGTATTTATCCCAAACTGATTCCAATACTGGATATCTTGGGCTGTGAACTTAGTAAGTTTAACTTTAATTACAGCAGGATTTACTTCAGGAATAACTGTATTTTTTGTTTCTGCTTTGAGTCTTTCTTTATCCGAAAGGTTCAGTGAACTTAAATTAAAGTCAGACTCAATCTTATAGAGAATATCTGGATACTTATACCCAGTTATCAGCATAGCAATATCAATACTGTTATAGTAAACTTTCTCTGTTGCATAATCTACAAAGTATAAATTACCTTGCCTAGTCCATTTAAAGAAACATCCTGGATTGGAATCGTCTCTGAATGGATTGATGTATCGTTTACCTAGGACAATAGATAAATTAAGATAATACTCCATAATACGCTGTTGGCTTACCAAGTCGTATATAGTTTGTATTGTCGGCCTTGATTCTATTTGATTTAAGTCCATAATAAAATAAAGGGGGACTATATAATAATCCCCCATTATTAGGGATTAATTAAAAGTCCAAGAATGGATTTGGAGTTTCACTGGTTGCAGTTGAACTGCTAGTACCTGCAAATGGATTAACAATTGCAGAACCGCTACCAAACATATCAGTTACGCTTGTTTCAACTTCGTTATCAGCTGGAGCAGCTTCAACATCAAATTCTTTCAAGTCGTAGCTATTTTGGTAATCACCTTTGTAGCCATATTCTCCAACTACACGACTAGTTACATAGTCTGTAATTCTACCACTTACGTTTAAGAACACGCCAGTAAATACATCCTGGTATTTACCTTCTTTTACACCCAACAATACTTTAATACCTCCGCTAAGTTGGTTAAAGTGATTAAAGAATGCTTCTAACTCCGAACCATTTCCTTTTACCAAAGCATTGAAATCATCCAATACAAATGGTTTAGTCTTAGGACTAGCGTTAGCATAGGCTTTCATTAAATTATAAATGTTCTCCTCACCTTCTTTTGCTTCACGAATACTCTTCATGTCTAACTTACGAGACGCATCCCAGCTACTCATAACTTCACTTACATTGGCCAAGTTGCTTGCCCATACAGTTTTAGTAAAGTTGTCGATATATTGCTTCTTGTCTGATTTAGACAAGCGAATGTTATTGGACACCCAGATAGCAAACTTACCACGGAACTCTAGTTTAGAGCTAGGATGGTTAGTATACCAAAAATCTAGACGAGTATTGTTTTCACCTATGTAATTAGGTTCTTTAACATCGTCTGTATTTAAGATTTGCTTTAATCTTTTTGCGTCAGGGTTAACTGCAATAATCTGAATGGGTGCAAAGCCAGTTACTAATTTACGGGCCGATGCTTCTCTGGTTTCTAATTCGTTTAAATTCATAATTTTTAATTTTCGTTACTTGTTTCGGGTTCTGTTAAACTTGATTTTAATTTTTTGTCCTTAGCTGGTAAAGTAGCTACAGCTGCTGGCGTAGCTGTTTCATCGTTATAATATTCGTCTACCATATTACAAACTAGTTGTAAGTCATTTGGTATAAGAACTTCAGGAAACATATCCATAGGACTTTTTGCTGGATAGTTTCTAAAACGATTGGTTACAAAGTGATAAGTTGGCACATTGTTCTTGTCTTCATCTACGTGAGTGTAAAGAGCAATGGTAAACAATCCTTCTAGTACAATCTGCGAATCTAAAGCCTTGCCTATAGTTTTGATTTTTTGACCCACAATTTTACCCTCATCCTCAATAGCTTCTGAGTGAGTAATATAAAATACTTTAAGATCATTGCGTAATCTACGGGCAGTAGTCAGCATGTTTGTTACTTGTTGCGCAAGCGAAACAAATTTCGAAAAGCCAACCTCGTTAGCTTTGCGCATCATTAAGAAAGACATAGAATAAATAGCATCGTCCATAATAACATTCTTGATGTGCGGTGCTTTCTCACTAATAGTGTTTAAAAGACCAGTAATCTGTGCAATGTCATCTACTTCCATGTAGTTTTTAGATTCTACGTTGTAGAGCTTCTCAGCTCCTCTAAATGGTAGCTCTTTTCTTGCTACGTTAATAATAAACGTTTCTTTTGGGTTGAGTGATTTAATTGATGTTGATTTGCCAGTCCCACTCGGACCGACGATTGCGATTAGTTTGCTTGACATAATTTATTGATTTATTTTTTTAAAGTCCCACCCGTAGAAAATCACGAAGTCCATGGCCATTTCTTTAATATCCCTACGGACAATGCCTTCTGCTTCTAAGTCATCTACTAATTGAGGATTACTTTCTAGTTGTTTTATTAACCAATCTTTAAAATCTAGTTCTTCTTGTACTGTCCACTTGTGTTTAGCAAACCAGTCTGCGTTGGTAAAGTCTATTTTATCTAAACTTGTTCCTACTCTAGATGCTAATTCTTCAAATACTGTTTTTAAGTTGTCTGTCATAATTTAGAATAATGCTCGTAATAACTCTTTGATGGACTATTCATCTCTTCAGGTCTGGGCAACTCTAAATATTCTCCGTTTGCCCCATTAAAATATAGTCCTACACAAGAGTTCTCTAAGCCAAAATGTCGGTCCTTTAAAAACATAAGGGAACGATACTTTGCGCCTAGAATAGATACATCATACCCATTGTGTGCAGGTATGTTATATCTAGAAGGATTAAATAATCCTAAGACTATTTCGTAGTCTTGTTGTACACCTTTGTTTAAATGTAGTTCTTCCAGGGAAGGTTCTAACATTTCCTCTATCAACGCACCTCTGTTAGTGTACTGAGCACGCTCTGAAGATGGGGTTTGTTGGTGAACGATGATGTTCGCCATTTTAAATCTTTTAGAAAATAGGTCCAACACAATGTCTTTTATCATATAGTCGATAGTTTGGTATGGAGTAAGGCGCATCTTTGTGTCTGGTGCTGTCTCACTTGCCAATAGACTAATATGGTCAAGAACATAAAATACCCAAGTATCATTCGATTTATAATGATAGGCCACTGGTACTTGTCTGCCATTTATCTCTCTGTATTCATATTCTCCAATTTCAGGATTATCAAAGTATGCTCGCACATATTTTAAGATACCTGTAGGATTCCTAATAAAGTCTATGACCTCTACAAATCCTTGAAGCTGTTGAATAAACTTTTCTGCGTTTTTAATCTTTTCCATTAAATCATTGTCTACTGTGAAAGAACCAATAGATTTAAGTTGAGATACGCTTATAGTTACTTTGTACTTTTCATACAAGTACATAGAGATAAAAGACATCCAAAAGTCTGTTTCGCTTTCCTCTAAAGCAAAATAGAATACTTTAGGTTTAATGTTTGTGTTGAAGGTTCTCTTAAAGATATTTAAGATTGTAAAGTATTTTACAAACTTGGTTTTACCTACACCAGAACCAGCTGTAATAGCTGTTATCGAGCCTCGTGTAAAACCACCATAGGTTTGAGCTAACCTATCGAAAGGGGGAAGGATAGAAGTTAATCCTCCGCTTTCTTTTATTTGTTTGTTACGCTCAATTTGTTGTAGTACATCATTAAAACCTAACATTAGATAATACTTCTTGAGTTATAATTACCTTTACTGCCAGTGTTACGATATTCTTCGCACCAACCTGCTAGGTCGCTTTGTTGTACTCCATCAATTACTTTGGAAATGAAGTAGCCACTATTACGAATAAACTTCACAGAACCATTACGTTTCATACTATCGATGTACATATCTGTTGCTGCTAGAATTTCTTCTTTTGTGTAGTCGTGCTTCTCTAAGAACTTGTGCATCTTCTCCAAAGTGCTTTTCTTGTCGCTTACTTTTCCTGAGAATCCAATGTTCTGCCTACTAAACTTTTGGCTAAACTCATCTAACCAAGGAATGTCGTCATATATTTTAGGGACTTTTCCTTTAGGAATGACAATGTTAGTTGTTTTGTTTTCGTGTACAGCTAAAGCACCTACGATATTGAGTTCTTCTTCCTTTAGAATAGAATTAATTCTTGGGTGCCAAAAATACTTTGAATCAGATTCAACTAGTAAGCCTTCTTCTTTCCATTTTGCTATTAAGCCGTCATTCTCGCATAGAGCCCATAGCACATCGTAAAATGTTTTCTTCATTCTCTTTAACTTCTTGTTCTACTGTTATATTGTGTCTGTTTTCCGATACAGGGATTACGAAATTAGCAAAATGTTCTGTTGTTTCCAATTCTTCGATTAACAATTTTTCTTCATCTTCTTCATAGGCTTTTTTCATTAAAAAATAATCAGGGTGTGTGTTGAGTGAATCTCCATAATGCTCATATTCAATCATAATAAGTTTGTTTTAAGTTAAAAGGGGCTATTTCTAGCCCCTTATGTTAGCTAAGTAAATCAATTGTTTCGTCTAGTTTTCCTCGGTAGTCATCAGGTAAATCAAATAAATCATTTGCAGTATACTCTAATGGATATACATTACCACAGTTTGTGCAGGACACTGCATTTTCATCTAGATGATACTCGTAGTCATGAACACAACAATCGTTCATTCGAGGATCTAAATCACCACTTAATAAAGCTTCCCTAACTTCATCAGAATTGATATCAATTACTTTTTCTTGTGAAGCATTGTAACCTTTTCTATGGTAAGCAACAAATGCGACTGGTTCAACTAATCCTTTCTGTAAGTTTTCTTCTGTTAAATCATTTACACTAAGTCCATAATACATTCGAACAAATTGCTCATCTATTTCATATTTGTAGTATGACCATTCATTCTCAATTTTAGTTCTCTGATCTAAAGGATCAGAGATACCTTGTTCGTACCTTAAATCATCGAATAACTGATAGTTCCTACCATTTTCCATGTTATTGTAGCTGCTCTGATTAATGCTTAAAGTATTAACCTTTTTCTTAGTGTAAGGAAAACTAAGCTGAACTTGTTCCTCCAGTAATCTTAACTGAATTTCATAGACCATAGACATCGCATTAATCATAGAGGGAATGTGAATTATCTCTTGGTCTGTATGTTCGTTAAAATACCCACAAGCAGTGTTGTGAGAAGCAACTTGTAGCCCACTTGATCTTAGTGCACCAACATCTGTACAAGAACCATTAGCAGGTTCATAATTATACTTGTTTAGTAAGTCTTGGATTACGGGCAGATGTTTGTCTGGGAATACAGTCACTGCATTGGTAAATACAATAAAATCATTGCAAGATGACCGTCTGTCTAGCTGACTAACTAAAGTAGAATCTTGAAAGAAATCTAAATCAGCTTTGTGAGAGCCGATACAGCCCCTTTCTTCGCCATAAAATAAAACTACTTTACAGGCAGGAAGAAGTTTCAACATCTCAATAGCAAAATAAACACCTACAGAATCATCTGCGCCTATACCACACTGCTCGCCTTCTATTATGTCGAAGCCATAAATCCAATCACCAGCTCTTTGAATGGTGAGTCCTGGATGAAATTCTTGCGCTGTGTCGTAATGAGCTACAATAGTAGGATAAACTGAACTCTCCCCCTTAACGAAGTATAAATTCTTACTTTTGTCTACTGTTCCTACTATTCCTGTTTCCTTCTTAATAAGTTCAAGTAAAAAATTAGCTTTTTTAGTTTGTCTGGCCTCATCGTATGTAGGAGCTTGCTCGTACATTATTGAATAGAACAATGGATAATTAATATCTAGTTGTCCTATGATTTCTCGTTTTAATACACGACTATACTCTGATTTTTGTTTGTTAAAATACATTATAATAATATGTCTAAATTTTCACTTGATTCTAACTGAATTTCTTCAGCAGAGTTAACTTCATTTGGAGATACAGTAATTTCTTCTACTTCTTCCTCCATGTCTTCTTCTTCCTCTTTAGGAATATCTGCATCTTCTGGGTGATAATAACTACCGTCTATTTCTATGTATTCACTACTATCTGAAAGAACAAAATATCCAAAACCATTCTCATACTCACGTAAATCTGGATACTCATTATGGCAGAAATTACCATTATTTAATTCTACCATCTCATCTTCACATACTGCAGTGTTACTGTAAGTACAATATGCTGTGTATTGTCGGTCTATGTAACAATCGTGTACTTCCGAGAATACTACACATCTACTACACCCACAAGTTCCTCTATTCATTCCATACTCAATTTCATACAACTCATCTGCATCAGTTTCACGACCACACATTCCACATTCATCTGAATTATCGTTATTTGTATAACTTCCGTCAGTATGGTCTAGTACTATACAATCACTGTAATCATTATCATTAGTTAATATTTCTTCATGCTCAGAGTAGTATCTAAGACTGTCTAGATATGGATAATAATCTATGCTGTAAAATTTATGTGAAGATAAAGGAATAGAAATAATATTAGCCATACTGGAACCTGCTATATTAGAGTTTCTAATAGGCTGAAATCCAGAATTAACTAATAGAGATTCTGTCATTGCTTCATATTGATCATTGTAGAAATAAATCCTGTCGTAATAACATTCACCATTTACTTTCCATATTAAACAACGTGCTACAACTGCTTTCTTAAATAAGAGTACAGCAAGTTCTACTTGAGATAACTCATTATAAAACTCTAGATACTTTAAAGTATGTTCATATCTCATACAAGAGTTCCAAAGAGTACTGCTGTTCATAGGATGCAAATAGTTTCTAGCGTCATAGTATTTAATCAATTCTTCTCCCTTTACAAATTTTAAAGTAGTATTAGGATTGTTAATTACTACTAATTTAAAATACTGTTCTGAGAAGAAGTTTTTCTCTCGCTCGGTATACTGGTCTCCTAGTAATTTGGTTAGGATTTTATGGATACTTTGGTGGTGTCGCATATTGTGGTCCCAACAACTATCTACAGTTTCAGATTTTAAATCACATAGCATCCAGTCAATTACTTTATTAGTGGTGTAATTAGAACCTAAGTTTCCTTCTAAATCAAAAGAAAATCTTCCTAGATTACTTAATGTAGAATAATCTGGAATGAAGTACTCATCAGTAAATATAGAAACGCCATTTTCATCAGTGTTTACATAGACTTTCTTCCTCTTCATTTTTACTTGCTTATTTCCCGAAAAGAATTGAGTAGGAAATTTCATCCAAGATTGCATTTTATTAGTATACGCAATATAAGAGCCGTCTTTTTGTCGTAAATTAATTTCTGATTCATAAGTAATAAGTATCCTACTTATTGGGGTAATATACTTATCTATAAATGTTTTGCCTGCTACCCTTTCTTTTCTATCAGGGCTTAAATAAGAAATTTTAGAAAAATCATCATTAGATAATCCTAAATAGTTAATAGAGTTTTCAGGGACTTTACGGATGGAGAGTAAACTGTCGCATATTTTAATTACAATATTCTCGCTTATCTGCCTATCTTTTAAAGTTTTAATTCTGTCTTTTAATTCCTTAGACATAAAGAATCTTACTTTAGGAACACGGGCTTGTTTTTCAACACCTGCATTCCTAGTAGTTCTTCGTGGTTTTAGACTCTGAATTAGTTCAAGACTTTCTTTCTGATGATGAATAGAAGACTCGATAAAATCAGAGCTTAGTGGATCAAATGCCATAATTTAATTTTAGTTTAATTTGATTTAATTTGATTTGATTTGATTTACGATTAGTTAAAAATAAAAACCCCACCATTTCTGGTAGGGTTTATCATTATTTAAAGGTAAGATTAAACTTATTTAGGCTTAATCATTTCTAGAGTATGTTCAAAAGGATGTCCTTCAATGTTTTTTACCAATTCATACATAGTCCAAGCAATGTCTCTAATCTCTACTTGAGCATGTTCTGAGGCTCTTAGTTTAAGAAAATTAGCAAATGAACGCATGTTAAATTGTACATCAGCAGTAATCTGTGAGTTGTATGTCTTGAAGAATCTAGCACTCTCCTTAGCTCTCTTACGACCCAATACAGGCGTTAGTTCCTCTAGGCATTTATGGTATAATTGATTACCGACAGATGTATAATCTAGTAATATAGTAGCCCAACCTAACTCAGCACCCATTTTATACCCACCTATAATTTCAACACCATCTCTAGTCTTAATATCTCCCCAATCCTCAGGAATATAAAACTTATCTTCTTTCAACTCTTTGTATCGAGCAGACTCAGCATTGATAGAAGCAATCCGATGTTTGAGCAGATGGATATGCGATGCAATATCGCACGTTACCAAGAAATGTACGTTACCTTTCTCAAAGGGACTTTCATGTCCCTCTGTCCAAAGCATCTTAATTAGATTAGGAATGCGCGCTTCTTTCTCTGGAGTTAAGTCTCTCGATGTAGATGTCCAAGCAGATTGGGCAATAACTCTGTCCGATCCATAATAGCCTAATAGTTCTACGGTATTCTTCATTATAAGTTCTTCCTTAAGTCCCACTCACTAACTTCACCCATTAAATATAGGTTAAGAGTTTCTGCAGCTGTATTTATTTTAGATTGAAGCTCTTTAATGGCCTTATTCCATTCTGTAAGATACTTATCTTTAAGTCTATCTAAAGCTAAAGCTTTTAACTCTTCCATAGGTCTAAGTTCATCGGCCCATCTAGCAATAAGGTATTGACTAGTTTGACTATTAGTATCATTAAAGAAGAAACCCATAGTTTCAACATAATCTTTTGCTTGTTCTTTAGAAGTAAAGTCATAAGGTGTATGTTCTCTGTTATAGTAACTACCTTTATCTTTTTCTTCCTGGGTTTTGTAGTAACTAGCAGAGTAACGTGTGCTTATACCTACAGCAATAGGATCTGGAGTTTTGTCGTCGTACCAGATTTGAATAGAGTTAAAGTAATTTTCTCCTACACAAAAAGCTAATTCCCGAATAACCTCTAAGGGAATGGGTGTTTTAGAATATTCTTTAAATTCTATTTTAGTGGGACACAAAGTTACAAAGATATTCTGCATACTTTGGTTCATATAAGGATAAGGTAGTGGAGATTTAGCCTGCTCTACAAACTCTAATTGTTTGTTTAAACCCATTTGGGCTGCTAATTGCTTCCATTCGTCTTGGTCTCCTAAATCTAGGATAACATTGTTTAATTCTGCGTTTTTAAATGATTGTATTGTCATGATTGTAATAATGGGTGTTCTGGATGTTTGTGAATAATTTCAAAAAGGTGCTTACCTTCTAACTTACCTGGTATAGGAACAAATTGAACTACTCTCTTTCTAGTCCATCGTACTCTTTGGTAAGTAACTACTTTTTCTGTGGTAGGAGTAACTAGTTTCTTAAACTCCTTTAATTTTTTAATAACTTCTTTTTCTGTCCTACAATGTACCACTACATCAAGCATGGGTCCTGTTGCTTTAATAGTAAGTAGTACTTGAGGTGTTTTACTTTTTGCCATGTTCTGTTTTTTGCTTTCTGTGTACTAACTACCTAGATTCTGAAATGAGACAACTAATGCTCCTGTAGAAGGAGACATTACTGCCCACAGTGTACGAACTTCTTTAGACCAATGCGCTGCATTTATATCCCACATTGCAAAAGATACAAGTAAATATGCTATTAGGTTAAATAGTATGAATCCAATAATGGTTTTTAATGTTTGCTTTTTCATTTGTTTTCTTCCTTTACTATTTCAATTAACTTTTTAAGACAAGCAAGTTCTACTTTTTCATAATTAGTATAAACATAAGTTTCACCTTGTTTATAATCACTTAGCACATGAGGTCTTATTTCGTAGATAAAAGTATCTGATCTATGTTCCTGAATCCAAGATTTAAGATTATGTTTTTCCCTAAACCATCTGAAGCATTGTGAGTAGGTTGGCGCTGAAACAAATCCTTTATCTGACATGTTCTCAAACGCGCAGAAGTGCAGTTGTTTTAATCCGTCAAAATAACCAAGGCAAGCTTCATCAAATCCAAGTTGCTTTAACTCTAAAGCAAGTTCGTAATCCATAAATTCTTTTTCTATCATTTGTTACCTCCTTGTTCTAAAATTCCAAAAGTAAAATGGACTAAACGCCATCCATTCGACATCATAAATATCTTTATATAAATAAACTTTTTTGTTTACAACTACATCCCCAAATAAACTGCGTACTTTTTGCATGGTTAATCTGCTTATTATTGCTTTCATTTGTTACCTCCGTATGTTAATCAATTTTAATTACTGCTTGGTTTTGTGTTTTTTTCCCTGATTTAACTTCATGGTTTAACACTGTAGGAATTTTGTCTGTTGTATCTTTCGGATACATTATCCAAATAGGATGTTCCCCATCTGCTGGTACAATACTTACAAGTTTGTAAACTTTGCCATTTATTTCAATAAAATCTTGAGGTTGTTGACGTAAATCCCCTCGTTCTAAACATCCCATCATTCCGATGAGTAATGTTGTTATTAATATTAATTTTTTCATTTGTTACCTCCGTAGGTTTGTTTTGCTTTATACCATCCTTCAATAAAACCTTTTTCGTATGCAGTATAAGTATTCTCTCCAGTATTATAAGGATTCATTACTTGTTTTTGATAGAATAACTCTTTATCATTATCATTTTGATTTAACCCTCCCGTTGAACTTGGTAGTTCGATGGGGGTAAGTAAATCGACAACCTCATCCATAGAATAATCATATTCATCTCTTTCCATATACGGTCTACCTTCTTGGTGTGTATCTCTTGCCAATTCAATCGCTCTCCTTACTTCTTCTTCTGTGTATAGTTTCATTTGTCACCTCCGTATGTTTCGTTGTAGTACTCATTAAAATCAAACTTCATTAAACCAGCCTCCCAACTTTTAACGTGTTGCTCCTTCTCCATTTCTTTTGCTTGTTCAAAATCAACCCCAAGTTCTGCCAATTGCATTCTAATACCCAATGGTATTTTACTTATCAATTGCTCTACTGCCGTTTGTTGTTTGTTGTTGCTCATAACTATTTAAACTTAGACATAAACGTTAGCGCAGCAGTAGAGCCACTCATGTTGAACTTGTAGTACTCGCTTGTGCAATGGCTTTCGTTTACACGTAGAAGCAATGAAGAGCATGCTTTGAAATCTTTCAGGAACTCTGCGTGTTCTGCATCTAGAATGTTGTCCATAAAGAAAAGCACTTTAGAGTTGGATGATTTGAACGCTAGGAAAGAATACTTTTTAGATACCCCATTCACCATGAGTCCTAGATCTATGGTCAATGACTCATCACAGAAGTAAGTGCCTACTACATATAAAGCAACAGCAGAATCATCTGATTCTAGTTTTAAGATTCCTTTTTGTGAACTTCCTACGCAATAAGCAATTCGATAAGGATCATCTAATCCGTTGTCTATTTTTTGGTAAGACCATTGGCCTTTAACTGTAGATATGCTTAATAGTAAGCTTAAAATAATAATTAGTTTTTTCATTGTTTTTTGTTGTTAAAGTTTTCTTTTACTTGTTTAGAGATAGGAATAGGTTCTCCTTCTTCGTCTACACGAACAAAAGTCATACAGGTTTGTAGAAGAACAATCTCGTCTTCTCTAAATACATTGTATGCTCTTGCTTCTACTCTAAATGAAGCTGAAGTGTTGCCTATTTTAATCATTTCTGCATAAATCTTAACCAGGTGTTTTTCCTTAGCTGGTTTTTTAAATACGCACTGATCTATAGATACAGTAATCATGTTTTGGGTGTGGCACTTTTCCATTGCATAAGCCGCTAAAGCTGCGTCTACCCACTCAAGCAAACGTCCGCCATATAAGTTTCCATGAAATCCTATATCCATTTTTTTAACAGGATGTGTTACTAGTAAATCCATTTTTAATTTCTTTTTCTTTTTGTAGTTTATAATTAAGAGCTTCTGATTCTTCATGCTCTAAAAATACTTTGTAAACAGTTCCAGATAAATTGTATACTACCCATACTAGGGAAGAGTTAATTTCTGGATCTACGTTTATTTTAAGTTGAGCGTAAATTAGCTCATGAGTTTCTTTCATAGACTTATTTAATAATAGAAAGACAATAAAGACAATAAAGACAATAAAAAAGGCCAGGTTTTAACTGGCCTTATTTTAGATTTTAGATAATGTAATCGAGCGAGTCATCATCCTCAATATCCATTTCATTGTTTTGATTGGCTTGTTTATCTAACAAGTACCTTTCAATACAAGCATACAGAGGCTCCTCTTTCTCGTTAAAGGGTGACTTTTCAAACTCTTTATAAAGTCTAGGAAGATTGTCATACTGTTCGTCGTAGGGTAGGTTTGCAAAGTCTTCATCAAATTCCTTGAGAAGGCAGCTAAATAGATACTCGTCGTAGCCCATAATTAACTTTTTACTGGTTCAAAATTACCAGAAATATAAGTCAAATTTTCGGTGTATACAACCTCTCCGTATCCTTTTCCACCATAAAATCCTTTACGGGTTCTTAGAAACTTTTCCTCTATCTTATCTAGCATTTCGGCATCTTTTAGTAATACCCAACTTTCTCCTACTTTTTTACTAATCTGGATAATGTCGATTTCTCCGTGACTTACATCAAATGTAACTTTATACATATCTTTTATTATTTCTTTTTAACTTTCTTGAAATAGCCTGAGTTAATACGAGTCGCATTTCTTTGTTCCCACAAAAGGTGCAATTGCCATCTGTACCACTTAATTAAATCAATACCGTTTACATTACAGTGATCAATGAACTGTGCACTCATCTTGTTAGTCAGAGATTCTATCTTGGACATAGTTATCTTGTCTTGAATGTTCATTTAAACCTGATAAATTAGCTTGATTTTCTGCTAAATTACTAAAATCAGCATTATTATCAAACTCTCCAATCAGATTTTCTTCATTTTCAAAATAGTTATCTGTATTCTCTCTAACAGATAACTTCATAAGTTGTTCTCTAAATTTTTCTAAATCAGCTTTAATCATTTCGTCTAGCTCATTTAGAAGATCTTCAAAGGATTTTCTTTTATTCACCATTGGATTGAATATTAAACTGTTTATCAATTTGGAAGCCGTCTACTACACAGGTGCTCTGTAAGATATTCATAAGCAATACAAGAGGCTCTGCGTGTCGGAACTCGTACTCATCTACGCCACAAAACTGGACAATAGGAAACTCTTCTTCGTCATTAGGATTAGACAACAGTATGAAGTCACAGTAAGTACTTTTACTTAAAGGTAACTCATAGTGAAATACGTGTTTACCTGTATCTTCATCAGTGTATCCTACTTTTTGGAATCCAAATTCTTCCAATAATTCTGGGGTTAATCTTGTTAAATCTTGCATGTTAGTTTTAATTAGTTAGTTTAATCTACTCGGATGTACTTGATTTTGTCTGGGTTAAATCCTTCCAATGCGGTTTTGCTCCACTTTTCGTCAATAGTATTACGATAAACTAATACGTGGACTGAAGCAACTTCATTGGGATTTAAACGAAGAACACGTCCAATCTTTTGGCTACTCTTTCTTTCGTTTCCGTAAGAGTGCATAATAATGATGTGGCGAAGGTTTGG